AAGAAGTTCTCTGGTATGCAACTTCCTGGAGGTTTAACCTTTAATGGTGAACAAATCTATCAGGAGGCAGAAGAAGAAATTAAAAGGTTAGAGGAAGAAGTCATTAACACATACTCAATGCCGTCTTATGATATGATAGGATAATTATGGCAACTAATCTTTATTTCAACAATTACGGTCACCAACAATCTCAATGGTTAATTGAAGACCTTATCATAGAATCAATTAAGATTTATGGTATGGAAGTTTATTATATTCCAAGAACCATCGTATCAGAAGACACTATCTTTGGTGAAGATACTATATCATCTTTCGACGAGGCATTACCTTTAGAAATGTATATTAAGAATGTTGATGGTTTCGAAGGAGAGGGCGATTTCTTATCTAAGTTTGGTTTAGAGATTAGAGACGAAATGACTTTCACTGTTGCTAAAAGAAGATATGAAGAAGAGATAACTTCTCATAGTCATGCTGGAACGGATACAGTATCACATACTCAATCATTAAGACCAGTTGAAGGTGATTTAATTTACTTCCCACTTAATGGTAAACTGTTTGAAATTAAGTTTGTTGAACACGAAGCAATCTTCTATCAAATGGGTAATTTACAAACTTATGATTTGCGTTGTGAATTATTTGAATACAGTCATCAAGCTATTGATACTGGTATTACAGAGATTGATGCTGTTGAAACTGCTTACTCTGGTGATATGGGATTCTATGAGTTACTTGATGAAGCAGGTAATACTCTTGTTACAGAAGCAGGTGAAAGTATTATTAATGATGGTTACCGTATTGAAGATACTGACAATTCAGCAAACAATGAATTGTTCCAAACATCTTCGGTTTCATTTATTGATTTCTCAGAATCTAATCCATTCTCTGAAGGGAGTAGTTGGTAATGTTTGGTCACGATTATTATCACGGAGTTATTCGTAAATATATTGTTATGTTTGGCAATATGTTTAATGATATTAACATAGAAAGATTTAATAACTCAGGAACTTCTGTTCAAACAATTCGTGTTCCTATCGCATATGGTCCGAGAGAAAAGTTTCTTGCTCGTCTAAATCAAGATGCTAATTTAAGTAGAGAAGTTGCTATTCAGTTACCTCGTTTATCTTTTGAGATAACTGATATGACATATGCCCCAGATAGAAGTTTAAACAAACTACAAAGAAATACTGCTTTGGGTGATAATGGTGATAGTTTAAGAAGTCAATTTACACCAGTCCCATATGATATTAATATATCTTTATATGGTATGTTTGATAACAATGAAGATGCTGTTCAAGTGGTAGAACAAATATTACCATTCTTTAGACCAGAGTGGACAAACACAGTTAAACTTATTCCAGAGATGAGTGATTATATTGATGTTCCTACTGTATTAAATGGTATGTCTATTGAAGATACATATGAGGCAGACTTTCAATCTCGTAGAGCAATTATATATACTTTTAACTTTACTGTTAAAGGTTTGATATACGGTCCAGTTTCTAAGAAGGGTGTTATTAAGAGAACATATATTGATATCACTGCTCAAGATTCTAATACAGCAATTGGCACAGAAGCAGGTCCACATAGAAGAACAAGAATTCAGCCAGGAATGTATGCTAATGGTACACCAACTGCGAATAGTAGTGCTTCTATATCGATTTCTAGTATCAATGCGAATAACAATTGGACATACGCTTTTGACGACTATGATTATTTTGATGGGGTAAATAGACATAACCACGATTGACTTTAATACCCCTTTATGGTATAATATAATATGGCAACACAATTTGAAAAAAATCTAAATGAAATATTCGATATTGATGGTGAGATAGTTTCAGAAGAAACAAAAGACTTACCTGCGGTTCAGAAAGAAACCAAAGAAGAAGATATCGAAAACGATTACGACTTTGCTCGTAAGAATCTCTATGATGTAATTGGTAAGGGAACAGATGCCCTTGACCATCTCATCGAATTAGCAAAAGTATCAGAACACCCAAGAGCATTTGAGGTGGTTGCTACTTTATCAAAAACATTAATGGATGCTAACAAAGACCTATTGAATATTCAAAAGAAAGTTAAAGACTTACAAAAAGAAGAAGAGGCAAAGGGTGGTGATGTTAAGAATGTAACTAATGCTTTGTTTGTCGGTTCGACAGCAGAGATGTTGAAAATGTTAAAAGATGAAAAAACTGAAGAATAGTGAAATTTATACAATAAGACTACAAGGTGGTAGGATAGAAAGATTAATAGAATTAATTCAAAAGTCTGATTTAACAGATGAGTGGAAAGAAACTTATATCAATGATATAGAACAACAAGTTGATGAAGAAGTTGTTCCTATTATTAGAAGTATATGGTAAGAATATTATTAGTTTTATTTTTGAGTGGTTGTCAAGGTATGCCAGTTATGGATGCCTTTTCTGTAGTAAACATATTTCAAGAGGCAACTAAAAAACAACCAGAAAAACCTGCTAAGGTTGTAGCAGAAAATGCTTATGACGAAGAGAGGTTTTATGACTCATCTCATAACTGGAATAACACTAAATCTACAAAGGTCGAAAAAATAAAAATATCACCAGAACCGACCCGTAAAGAGGTCAAAAAGACCGAACAAGAGACGGAAGTAGAAAAAGAATGGTCTATACCTTTACCCCTCATTTTAATCGTTTTACTCTCTGGGACAATGTATTTTATAAATACAGTTAGATATTATAGACAGAGGAATGAAAAATGATACCAGTTGAATTGATAACAATGGCAGGTGGTGCTGCTATGGGTGGTTTGTTCAAGTTTATGGACGCCGCTCAAAAGAATAAAGCAGAGCAACAAAAACTTCTAATTCAGAAGAACGAATCAGACCAAAAACTAAAAGCTGCTGACAGAGAGTCCGCAACTGCTTCGGCTGATGCTGCTGCTAAAAGAGTCGGTAATGACCCATTCGCAAAAATGACAAGAAGAATATTTGTTCTTTCTATGTTAGGTATGGGTGCTTGGGCAATGATGGGTGCTTTGTGGGGACTAGACATTGTTGTTCCAGTTGAGGTTCAAAAAGGTGTAAACATTTTAGGTCTTTTTGATAATACACATACAACTACTGAATTCTTTAGATTTGAGAATGCTATTGTTCATTTCGAATGGTTAAAGATTTCTATACTTGCTGCGGGTTCATTCTATCTCGGTAAGTCATAATGTATGAATATAAATGTGAATTGATTAAGGTTGTCGATGGTGATACTATCGACGCCTATATTGATTTAGGGTTCAAGGTGATACTCAAAGAACGAATTCGTTTGATGGGTATCGATACTCCAGAGTCAAGAACAAAAAACTTGATGGAAAAATCTTGGGGTAAGGCTGCTAAAGCATTTCTTAAAGAAGAGTTAGCAAAGTGTGAAGGTAAATTTACACTCACTACTAAACTACAAAAGAAAGGTAAGTTTGGTAGAGTCCTTGGAACAATAATGATTGATGGTAATGATGTAAATCAAATGTTAATTGATAATAAACTAGCAATACCTTACACTGGTGGAAACAAAGAGGAAGGCAGACTAGAGTATAATGTCAAAACACTTTGGGAAGAAACATATTATCAGGATCCTAACGCAGGAGTCTAAATGCCTGAGGATAGAGGTTATCTCGGTAACCCACTTTTAAAACGAAAAGGAACTAATTTTCGTTGGACTGAGAAAAGGATAAAAGAGTTCGTAAAGTGCTCCAAGGATCCCATATACTTCGCTGAGAACTACATTAAGATTGTGCATGTTGATAAAGGGTTAATACCTATTGACATGTATGATTATCAAAAAACGATCGCTCAGTTAATTACAGATAATCGTAGAGTCGCTGTTGTTACTTCTCGTCAAGCAGGTAAAACTACTACTGCTGTTGCAGTTATTCTACACTATATTTTATTCAACGAACATAAACTTGTAGCACTCCTTGCTAATAAAGGTGATAGTGCTAGAGAAATCTTAGATAGAATTAAAATTGCATACGAAGCATTACCGAAATGGTTACAGCAAGGTGTAATCGAATGGAACAAGGGTTCTGTTGAATTTGAAAACGGTTCTAAGATTATTGCTGCTGCCACTTCCTCAAGTGCTATTCGTGGTAAATCAGTTTCTTTCCTTTATATTGATGAGACAGCATTCGTAGAAAACTGGGATGAG